ATTAAATAATAACAAATAATTAAAATAAAATTTCATCAAAAAGATGAAAAGTGTTAACAACGATGCCGCTACCAGATTTGGATCAAGCGTTGATCGAACGTAAAACACATTTCATCTATTCGAGGAAACGTCGCACCCTTTCAGATGTGACAAAGTCAGGAATGCGAACAGAATCACAAGAACAAAAACAATCAGAACGAGAATCATTTTTACGTTGTTTGCGGAAATCTTGATAAAATCTCCACACAGCCATTCCAAGAAAGTTCCTGTCAGTTGAGAAAAGCTCGATGTTAACATAGAACGTGCCAATAAAATCACAACAACAAGCATATCCAACGATATTGTAATTGTGATCGATAGATCGCTTGACTTCAATGTGCAATTCAACTGTCTCTCGAGAAAACCACTCAAGAAACTCACGCACATCTTCATCCAACATTCCATTGACACGGGTGTTATTAACAAGAACAAAGTGATCTAACGAGGGTAGACGAACAGGACAATTAAGAAAATTACAATGACCATCAACTGCATTCTGTGCCTGACGATGTGATTCGACAGGTGAAACATGACACACAAACGGATATGGGATGTGAACCCCAGTTCCACATTCATCATAGGCTCCTAACTTGTCGCAAATAAATTTGCAATCAGGAGACAATCTGAGATGTTCGCTATCAACATTGTCATGTTCCAACCATTTACTCAAAACGGCTCCACAGAAAACACACTCAATAGTATCAGGATGAAATTTGAAACGAAAACCAGAATTTACAAACTCATGAATTCGCTCCATGGTAAATTTCGTTCCCTCGAATGTTTGCTCACGAAGACATGGATCATCCATACCATCGGGACGTGAAACTTCAGAATCGCAATTGCTTGCGGTCTCCGATTCACAACTGGCGGCGTACCCATAAGGGTCGGGTCCGTCCCAGCATTTCGAGCATTGACATCCAAGTTCATGATCATTACCATGAGCACGCAGACGATTTTCGACGAGAGATTTAAGATCTTCCATCGTTATACCAAATGAATTTAAATAGAGATCCATCTCCATTCCCAAAGCAGGAACAGTAAAATCAGTTGAATAATCAGCAGCAAGTTCGACAATTTCAGGAAAACAATTACCGTAAATTTGAGACGCGTTAGTTGATGGAGCAAGGAATGTTCCAGTAACATTTGAGCATGCAAAAACAGTGACGGCTTTTGTTGCACTAATTTGAATAGCAGCAAAACGAGCATTAGCAATTCCAATAGGAATTCCAGACAACGTCAGACAGGTATCACGATTGTAAACAAACGTTTCATTAAGGTTAGCCAAACCAACTGGCTTACCAACTGTGCCAAAGGCACCTGTCGCAACATTAACTGGAATATTAGCTCCAGAATCAGTCTTCATAGTAGCACCAGCAACTCCATTCAAGGTTTGTGCAGTGTTACTAACGCCAGACACGACCCACAAAACTTCAGGATCAATGACGTTTGTTGAAGGACCATTCAGATCAGGGAGAGGTACAGTTTCATGCAGTTCAAGATCAGCAGAATTAAAAACTTTAACGAAAATATTAGCAGGTGTTGTTGATGTGTCGAAAGATGCAACAATAGGTTGGTAGACCATGAAGTAGAAAACTCCAGTGGACGCTGTCATTTCAAGATAAGGACGATCAGAAACAAACGGAACAGACATTGTGACTTCAGTTTCATTGGCAGGGTTCATCACCATCTTATGCGAATAGAAATAAGCTTCAGCTGGTGTTGGAGGACTGTCAGTTATTTTCGCGTTAGGCACGAAAACAGCAAGAAATTTGGTCTGTTGTAGGATTGTCTTAGTGAAAATGAATTTGAAATGGAGGGTTCCATTCCAATAGCGAAACATTTGACTAAGCCATTGCACTCTGGTTGTAACACCAGAATTCAACGACAACGGATTTACTTCAGTTTTATATATAACAGTTCCAATAGTAGATGTAGCATCAACTTCAAAATCAGCAGCTTGAGTTTCCATTTTCATCAAATCATGTAATGACATACGGGATGTTGGTTGAACAGCACCAACTTTCATCGCAGAATTATTGCGAACTGTGTTCATGTCATTTTGCTCAGAATTGAGCGCAGCAACATTATCTGCAAGAGCAGTAGCTTTTCCAGAAACTTCAGACATTTTAAAATTTAATAACAAAATGAACAAAATAAAATAATAGTTAAACAATTAATAGACGATAATAAACAATCGGTAATAACAGAAATTTAACGTAACAGTTAACGAATAGTAAACAATTAATAAACAATTCGGATAATAAACAATTTCAAAATTTACAATTTTGATAGCGTATTTAAACACTATTTGCTTGCTCTGATTTTCATGAGCAAGCGGCCCAGGTTATTTTGACCTGGGTATCGATACCCCTGTCTTACTTCCAAGACAGTAGCACCCGCACCCCAGAAAATATCTTTCGGGGACGCTTCAACCAATCCACACATGCCAGTCGCGATCAAACGTTCGCTGTACTGCGGCACTGCAAACTTGACTTTGAGAATTCTCTCCATGACTTCAAGCTTAACAGCATCCCATGCTTTTTGAACAGCAGGTGTAGATTTAACTTTGTGGCACGCACGTGCGCACCCAGCTCCCGATGTGAGGTTCAGGATTTCTTTGAAAGATTTAAGATCTTCAAAGAACTTGGCTTTTTCGAGGGCATAAGCTTGTTCTGAGGAGTGAACATTGAATACTTTTCCATCGATAGACCAAGGAAACTTGTGCATAGTGCACAAATTTGATAAAAATAAATCACTTTCGGCGGTGTAACGATCAGACATATAAAAGGCACGAACAGAAACAGGTTTAACAATTTGAACTTCGGCAACGAACGGAGCGGAAACTTCATCATAAATATCGTTCACACAAACACTTGACATCAACGCATTAGCTGTCGGACTTTGTCGGAGTTCATCAACAATGAAGTTGAAATACTCACGGCCCCAAAGTGCAGCCAAACGTATGGTTGAAACTACAGTTGACAACAGACTTTCATCTTCAGATCTTTTGTGCATCCAACGTGGTACTTCTTCGATGACTTCCTTATCAAGTGGCCCAACAAAAATAGTTTTGGGACCTGCATGAGGGTTGACAACGAAAGAACGTTTTAAGAGTGAGAGTTTCGACCACGGGAAGAAATCAACGATTGTTTCACTTTTGTCTGGTGATGTCAATTCTTGACCTGTCGCTTTAAGAGCAACAGCATACGCTTTACAACCAAAACTTTTAGCACGATCAGAAACAGTATATATAAAATCATCTCCATAAACATGACAAACAAAATTTCTACGCCACGCTCCAAAATCAACGAGCTCAACGTCTCCAGTAGACTGGAAATGTTGAATCCAAGCATAACTTAACAACAAATGATTAATAACAGAATTAACAACAGTAGTCATGACACATCCAGAGGGATTACCCTGTGCACATTGCCACAAACCACCATACATATATACGAAATGATTACGACATTCAACAGAAGAACAATCAATCATGAGTTGATCTTCTATCTCAGGATAAAAGCGAGCGATAAGTTCATAAGCATGAGCAATCAATTGAGCAGTCAGTGAGGCATCATAACCTGAATAGTCGGCAGCAGCATGGTGAGTACCCATACTTTTGTGCATGTAAGCCATGTCATTCCATTCAAGTGATTCAGCATTAATTCCATAACAGTGCATGAGTTCCAAACGAGCTTCTTTAAATTGAACGATAAAATCAGCGAAAAGTGAACGATCAGCAATTGTCTTCTCAACAGGACCAGCGGTAAAAATTCTGGTCTTCTTGGCAGCAACTCTATCCAAAGATCTTTTCTCATCCTTGAGAGCACCATTGAAAACACTTGGAAAAGCAAAACCACTTTTCCATGTGTTCAAAACAGACTCAACAGTTTCAGCAAGGACAGGCTTCATGCATCCATTGATGTCAAACAACCACGCTTTCCCCTTCTCTGTTCCCTTGGGAGCAAATGCTTTCCAAGGCAAACCAGCAGAAGAAGACATTTCCAATCCGACAAGACTTCCATAATGTGACGCTCCAGTAACTCCATCTTCCGCAGAGCCACTGTAACAACTTTTGATGTGCGGTCTGTACAAAGCTTCAATCCAATCTTTAGCTTTGTTCATAACGCTGAGATTCAAAGTTCCACCTTCATGGTATTTCTTGAGAGCAGCTTTTTGGGCTGCTTCCAAACTGAGAACAGCAGGAGCAGCAACACCTTCATGTCCGAAAAGTTCAGGCATCTCTTCAGCAATTGGGCTTACAATCAAGTCTGTTGGTGAGATAGTTCTCATCGCAGGACTGTCATATTTGTAAACCCCTTTGCACGGTGTAGGATATTGAATAGCAGGATCACGACCCTCTTTAAGAGCGGGAAGTTCAGAAAAACCTTGACACATTGCTGGGAAATCAGTAACTTTGTCAATGTCATCTTTTGTAATAGGTTGGAAATAATGAACATTAGCATTTCCAGCGACATAGATTCCACAAATACGAATGACTCCACCTTCACGTGAAAGTAGTAAAGAACCACAATCACCAGCACCCAATTCAGACGCAATACCAAGGGATGTTATTTTGTACAAACTTGATGTGTATTTTGAACGGTCATCCTCGTAATCATAGAGAGACAAATTTGTGACTTCAGTAGTAGGACAAGCATAAGTAACACGAGGCATTTCAGATCGATAACGCGGTTTCAACACGACACACTCCTTCTTCCTTGACAAAAATCCAAAACTCATGTAATCTCTTGCGAGATGTCCACGAATATCACGTCTCATGATCAAATCCCTGAAATGAATCACAGCAAAATCCTTAAGCTTATGATCTTTGAGTTTCTTATCTCCAGGGAAAATAATATGAGCACGAGGAACTTCTTCTTCGAACAATTTATCATCACACATGACTTCAAACTTGAACGTTGCTTGATTAATAGCAGTTGAGATCAAATGTTTTGGCACAAGCACATTAGCGCCATTAACAATTAATCCGTTCAATTTGACTTTCCATCCAGCATCGCTGATGAATAGAATCTTCACCATGTGATTACAAACCATATCGACAAATCTTTCTCCAGTTGTCAACTGTTGTTCCACCATCTCTTCTCCACCACGAGCACGACCAGATCTTGAATGAAAACGATACTTATTCTTCTTTCCCTTCGAATCTTCGTGTTCAGAAGATTTAGGGTTCTTTGTATCAGGACCATCTTTATACTTGTTAGTATAGGTGTTGGTAGTGTGACCATAAGTATCAGGAACATCACGAGACGCATCTGGTAATTCTCCACGATCAATAGCTTCTTGAACAGCATCAGCCCACGAAATTGTGGGTTCACCATGAGATCTTCCCCCGAGACGAGCAATCATACGACGAATAACTTTGAAAATATAAACAGTGAGCATTGTAACAATTGGCAAAAGCACCAAAGCTACAGCAGA